AGTTTTTACCCAATCCACAATACGTAGATTTTACAACAGGTGATTGGTCAGATACTCCACCTTCTCAGGCAAAAGCTAAAACAACTGAAACTCCGAAAGAAGATAGAGATGATAGTGGTAAATCTTCTTTTGATTTTGAAGCACAGAGATTACAGAATGAAAACTCTCTAAAAGTTTCTGCTGAAAGATTAGATCTAGATCCAAAAGTTTATGCAAAATTATCCATAGGTAAAAGATTTAAACTTATGGGTGAAGAGTTTAAAGCTATGGGAGGTAATGAGGTTGATAAAGATAAAATTAATGCGATAGTTGAAGGTGAAGATACTAGTTTTAATTTAGGTAGTGTTACTCAACTTGTAGGTGGTCTTGTAGCAGCTTTTACAGGAAACCCATTAATAGCTGCAGGAGTAAGAATACTTGGTGGTATTTTGTCAAGTGATGATGATGAAGTAAGAAAGAAAGATGTTAAATCTACTACTAAAACTACAAGTAGTGGAACTGTAAAAAAATCTACACTTCCTTTAAGCAGACCAGATAATTTAGGTGGATCAGATGATAATAAAACATCTCTAAGTGATGCAGAAATTTTTTCTAGTAAAACAGGTGGGTCTCCAATAGAATCAGATGTTGAAACTATGAAAGAATTAGGAACAGGTTCAGGAAGTTACAATCCAGTTACAAGAGAGATTGCAAAATCTCAAAAAACAAAAACAGTAGAAGACATTAATAAAGATATGGGATTTGATGTATTAAACAAGGGAGGATTATTAAACAAACCAAAACGTAACCCTAAGAAGCCTAGAGGTAAGGGTCTAGGCAGTAAATAAATTGGCTACTCAACAATGTTGACCCCAAGAAAGGAAAAGTAAAATGCCAGAATTAGAAAATGTGGAAGCACAAAAAACTGCAGGATATATGAGCAGAACAAGATCTAAGTATAAAGATAAGATCAAAAAAGATGAAGAAGAACTAAAACAACTTATGGAAGAACAGGGTAAACCTAAAGAAGAAGAAAAGGTTGAAGAAAAAACTGAAGAAGTAAAACCAGAAGTTGAACTTAGTGATGAAGAAAAATCTTTTAAAACTCGCTATGGCGATATGAGAAGACACCTAGCTGCTAAAGAAAAAGAATACAATGCCAAAATTAAGGAGCTAGAGGATAAACTAGGAGAAACAAAAAAACTTGTACCACCAAAGTCTGATGAAGACCTACAGGCATGGGTAGATAAGTATCCTGATGTAGCAGGGATGGTAGAAACAATAGCCGACAAACGTGCAAAACAAATGTTTGATAAGGCTAATATACAACTAGAAGAACTCAACAAGGCAAAAGAAGAAGCAACAAGGAGTCGTGCAGAGAATGAAATTAGGAAAGCGCATGAAGATTTTGATCAGCTTCGTGATTCCGATCAATTTCATAATTGGGTTGAAGAACAGCCTAAATGGGTGCAGAACGCTTTGTACGAGAATACGGATGATGCTGCTTCGGTTATACGTGTTATTGATCTGTATAAAGTTGATAATGGACTTACCAGATCGGATAAGAAAAATAAAACAAAAGCTGCTGCCTCGTTGGTAGATAGGGGATCTAAAACAAAAGTAGATCCTACTGAATCTAGTGACAAGATTAGAGAATCTGACATTGCTAAAATGAGTGATGTAGAGTACGCAAAGAATGCTGATAAAATTACTGAAGCTCACAGATCTGGTAAAATAATCTATGATGTATCAGGAAGTGCAAGATAATACTTGACAAACAGTATTTTATCTGTATAACTAACCCTTAGACACAAAGCCTCTAATATAGACTACCTTTGTGTATAAGTAATAAGAAGACTAAACTAGTAAAAGACTACCTATATAAGTACAGACCCATTGACTTTGAGACTCGCTATTTCACTGTTAAATGCACTCTAGAAAATATAGCCTCTTCTAAGACGTTTAGCTTTTAAATAAGCCAAACAATAGGAGGATTTTATTATGGCTTTTCAAACAGCAACAGGTTATGGAAATTTACCTAATGGTAATTTTTCACCTGTAATTTACTCCAAACAGGTACAGCTTGCCTTTCGTAAGTCAACTGTTGTAGGAGATATAACTAACTCTGATTATTTCGGAGAAATTGCTAATCAAGGCGATACAGTCAGGATTATCAAAGAGCCTGAAATTTCAGTAAGTGCATACGCTAGAGGAACTCAAGTAACTGCACAAGATCTAGAAGATGAGGATTTTCAACTCGTTGTTGATAAAGCAAACTACTATGCTTTTAAAATGGATGACATTGAAGAAGCTCATTCTCACGTTAACTTTATGCAACTTGCAACTGATAGAGCTGCATACAGGTTATCTGATCAGTATGACCAAGAAGTTTTAGGTTATTTAGCAGGTTATAAGCAATCATCATTACACAGTAATGCAGGTGCTGTCAATGACGTTGTTAATGGAAGTAAAGCTCTGTCAACTGCAGGATCTGATGAACTTCTTACTTCTATGAAGTTAATCAAGAGTTCTTTTGGTAATATCACAACAACTTCTGCAGGAGATCATTCAATTCCTGTGGCTAATGTTCCAAATGGTGCTACCTCTGTTCCAACTGCAACTGCATCACCAATGCAGATTGTAAACAGAATGAACCGACTTTTAAATCAACAGCAAGTTGATACACAGGATAGATGGTTAGTTATTGACCCTGTGTTTATGGAACTACTTTCTGATGAAAATTCTAAGTTAGTTAACGCTGACTATGCAGAAGCTTCAGTTAAGAATGGTCTTGTTCTAAACAACTTAGCAGGTTTTAGAGTTTATGTTTCTAGCAATCTACCTTCAGTAGGTACTGGTCCGGGAACATCAGGTTCTGCTAATCAGAACAGCAACTATGGTGCAATTGTTGCAGGTCATGGTTCTGCTATTGCTACTGCAGAGCAGTTAAGTAAAACAGAAACATATCGTGATCCTGACTCATTTGCAGACATTGTTCGTGGTATGCATCTATATGGCAGAAAGATACTTCGCCCAGAAGCTATCGTAACTGCTAAATATAACGCAGCTTAAGGGAGGATATAAAAATGGCTACTTTTGATATGACTGCCAAAGCTACTGCAGGTGTTGGAGCAAATATTATTGCTGTACCAACTGTAGTAGGTCATCCTGTGCGAACTATTGAAGCAATTTTAGATATTGACGCTATGATTGCTGCAGGTGCAACTATTGCAGATGGGGATGTTTTTCAGTTATTGGAAATCCCTGCTGAATCAGTTGTTCTTTGTGCAGGTGCAGAAGTTATGAAGCAATTTACAGCTTCTTGTGTTGCTGACATTGACTTCGCAGGTGGTGATGATATTGTTGATGGTGACTCTCTTGCTGTTGCTGCAGGTACATACTTGACAGCAGGTAGCAATGGTCAAACAAATATCGTTAGTACAGGTGCTGCAAATTTAATCGGTGAGACTATTCCTGCTGATGCTAATACTGCTCCTGTTACTGTTACTGCCGCAGATACTATTGACGTTACTATTTCAGGAGCTGCCGCAGCTACTGGTAGGTTAAGAGTATATGCAGTTATCGCTGACATTTCAGCAGCTCATAGAGAAGCTGCTACTGCGTCTAGAGATAACGTATAATAAATAACTTTAGGAGGGCAGGGCAACTTGCCCTCTTAATTTATATAATGATATTAAAAGCAAAAAATAAATTTCCTGAATGGAACATTAAAACTTTTGGAATAAATGAAGTCTATTGGGAAATGGATAAAGCAGCTTTACAAGATATTAATTTTAGAAATGCTATAAATAAGTCTTTAAATGAAAAAGGAATGCTTTGGCCTCCGATAGTTTGGTTACAAAAAACGTATTTAAGATATACAGAGGAACAGTCACACAGAGTAGATCCAACTAAAGTGCATGAACAAGATTTAAAATATCGTTGTGCTATAGGAAATAACAGATTTAATTACGCTAAAGAAAATGGGTACGAAAAAATAGAGTGTGTTTATGCACCTACATGGCAGGATAAAGATACAATTTTAAAAAGTACTTATATGGAATATTGTGTAGATTTTTAGAAAGGAAATAAAATGGGTGTTACAACTGCAATGTGTACATCTTTTAAGGGTGAACTCTTAGGTGGCACACACGATTTAGATACAAACACAATTAAACTTGCCTTGATTAAATCAGGTGAATCAGGAACATATGGTGCAGCCACAACTAATTATTCAGATGTAACAGGAAACTCTGATGAAGCATCTGGTACAAACTATTCAACAGGTGGTAACACATTAGGTAGTGCAACTATCAGTACTTCAGGAACAACAGCGATATTAGACTTTGCTGATACAACTTTTTCAAATGCTACTGTTTCAGCATCAGGAGCAATTATTTATAATTCAAGTCAAAGTAATAAAGCTATCGCTGTAATTAGTTTTGGTGGAACTGTAGCTTCTACAGCAGGTGATTTTACAGTATCATTTCCTGCAGCTGACGCAAGTAATGCTATCATAAGAATAGCTTAATATGTCTACCTTTGGTGCAAATGATGCACTGTATGGTACAGGTACGTATGGTACAGCAAGATATGGTAGGGTAACACCAGTAATTTCCATATCAGGTGTCGTAGGCACAGGTGCAATTGGCACATCAGAAATACAACCAACAGAAGCGTTAGTTAGTGTTTCAGCTACAGGTTCAATAGGAATTGTTGAAGTAAAACTTAATACTACTTTAACAGGTGTATCAGGTACAGGTGCTATAGGCACTACTGAACAACAGCTAGATATTACAGCTACAGGTGTTTCTTCTACAGGCTCTATAGGAACAACAGAGCAACAATTAGATACTACAGCAACAGGTGTAAGTTCTACTGGATCAATAGGCACTGTTGAGGTACAACTAGACACATCAATAAGTGGTGTAAGTGCAACAGGTTCTGTAGGTTCTCCAGAGCAACAGTTAGATACAACACTAACAGGTGTTTCTGCAACAGGCTCAGTAGGAGATGTAGAAGAGCAACCAACAGAAGATTTAGAAAGTGTTTCTGCTACAGGTTCTATAGGAACAGTTACACCTAAAGCAGAAGTATCACTAACAGCTACTGGTGTATCAGCAACAGGATTAGTAGGAGATGTAGAAGAACAACCTACAGAAGCATTAGAAAGTGTTTCAGCAACAGGATCAATAGGTACTCCTACAGTAACAGCATCAGCATCTGTGATGGGAGCTTTTAATCCAAAAATAACACCATTTTTATTTTCTAAAGTTGCTTTTGTAACAGCTTCAGAAACATCAGCAGATACAAGAATAGCTGAAGTATTAGGAGCATCTCTTGCCGAACAAAACTTAGCATCTTCTAGAGTAATTGCACAAGTATTAGATGCAACAGGATCAAGTGGTGTAACAAACGAAACATTAGCTCTTACAGGTGGATCACAAGTTTCAGGTAGTATCCAAGGAGCAGTAGGAACAGGTCAAGCAGGTGCATTATCAACTAGTGCAACAGTATTTGATTTTGAAGCAGTAAAAGAACTATATAGTAGAAGAAGGACAGTGTTTATAGCGAGGGCTGCGTAATGTCTACATCAGCCGAGAGAACAGTGTTAGTTGCAAAAGAAAATAGAACAGTTTTTATAGAGAGACAATCAACTTCTGCTGATAGAACTGTATATGCAAGTGAGGAGTAAACATGAGTTTTAGATGGCCAATAAAAGATCCAGATGAGACATTAGATTATAGTGTAGATTGGTCAAGATTTTTAGGATCTGCTACAATTGCATCTGTTACATGGGCAGTTAAGTCTACAAGTTATACCACACAAACGACTTTAGCTTCAGGTCAAACTTTAACAACTGCTTCTAGTGGTGCTGTGACTGACTCAATACAAAATGTTTCTCAAACAAATACCCCTAGTGGTGCTGCTACTGTAGCTACAATTAATATAGCAGGTGGAACAGTTAATGAAGAATACACATTTTTTTGCACAATGACTGATTCTACAGGTAGCACTGCACAAAGAAGTATTAAACTAAAAATTAGGGAGAAGTAATGGCTTACGATTTTTTAGGTTTAACAAATGATGTTAATAGAAGATTAAATGAAGTTGAACTGACATCTTCTAACTTTGCCACAGCCAAAGGTGCATACGCTTCAATTAAAGATAGTATTAACTCTTCTATTCGTTATTGTAATCAGCATGAACAACAGTGGCCTTTTAATCATGTTGAACAGGAAGATACTCTAACAGTGGGTGAAGTAAGATATGCTTACCCTACAGATGCCAAGACAATAGACTTTAATAGTTTTAGAATTAAAAGAAACAGTACTTTTGGTAATGATACTAAAAAATTAACTTTATTATCTTATGAAGAGTACTTGACAAAGTATGTAGATTTAGAGTATAATACATCTAATACAGGTATAAGAGCAGTGCCTACTCACGTATTTAGATCTCCTAATCAGGAATACGGATTAATACCTCCACCAAACAATGCTTATGAATTAGTGTATGAGTACTACAGACTTCCTGTAGATTTAGTTAATGCTACAGATGTTCCTGCATTACCTGAACAATTTAGACACGTTATTGTAGATGGTGCAATGTACTATGCTTACTTGTTTAGAGGTAATACGCAGGATGCACAAATACTACAAGGTAAATTTCAAGAAGGTATTAAGAATATGAGAAGTCTGTATATTAATAGATATAACTATCTACGTTCTACACAGATACAACAAAATGAAACATTTACACCTCTTATAAGAGTAAACTAATATGCCTACAACTTGGAGTACATACCCTATTGAGTTTAAGGGTGGTTTAATTACAAACATAAGTCCTCTTCAGCAGGGTATCAATTCTCCGGGATCTGCTAGGATATTAAAAAACTTTGAGCCTTCTATAGAGGGTGGTTACAGAAGAATATTAGGTTTTACTAAGTTTGATTCTAACATTGTACCTCCATATGGTAATCCTGTTGTACATGGTGCATCTCAAACAGGAACAACATTAGTTATAGCTGCTATTCATAAAACACCTGAAGCAGGTGATACATTTACAGTAGCAGGTATATCAGGAACATATACAATAGCATCTGGTGGTGTATCTTTTGATGATACAAATAACAGAGCCACACTTACATTAACAGGTGCATTAGCTTCAAGTCCTGCCAATGGTGCGTTAGTAACTTTTGCTAGTACAACAACAAGCCATCTCATTAATGGTGTAACTAGTTGGGAAGATAAAGCGATTGTATCACGTAACAATGATCTGTTTAAAACTA